GTACTCTTTTGAAAAACATTGCTTGAGTCGGTACAAGCACCAGCTCCTCCACCGCCACCAATAGTTGCAGCACCACCACCGCCACCAGCAATGACGAGAAATTCAACAAGGATTCCTTCTATACCAGCAGCAAGTGGTTGGTAGGAACTGCCATCCCAATACTCAAAGCTATTTGAGTCAGCTAGGTAAGTAACCATTCCCTCGGTAGCTGTGCCGATTGCAGACCCTCTAGCTGCTGTACCAGCAAAAGTCATAATAGCTTGATCCATAAGGTACTCGTTTACGTCCGCTGAAGTCAAAACTTCACCAGCGGTAAATACTTTTCTTGGCATTCTTTTCCTTAGTCTTTGATTTCTTTGGTCTTCAAGTTTGGTTTCTTAGAGTGCAACGTAAGACGTCCCGTTCCAATATTCGAAAGTCTTGGTGTCGCTTAAGTAGGTCAGCATTCCTGCCGTCGCTGTTCCGATAGCAGAACCCCTAGCTGCCGTTCCAGCAAAACTCATAACAGACTGATCCATTAGGAAGCTGTTCACGTCGGTCGCTGTGAGGACTTCACCAGACGTAAATACTTTCTTTGGCATAACTTTCCTTAGTTCTGTTCTTTAGAGTTTAGCATTAGTAGCTTAGTTGGTCCTCGTCTAGAATACCAAAGACCGCATCGTCTAGTATAAACAGGGCAAAATCCAGCGTTTCAAGGGAAAGCGTCATTTGCTTTTCTGAGTTAGACCAGTCGTGCTGTATACCGATTACACGGACATACTGTTCAATGGCTGGCGGTATCCCTGAGGGTGTGAATATAACCTGAACAATGTTACCAATTTCAAGATCTAAAACCTCGTTTTGTTGTGACTCGCTTAGGATATCGAGGCTGATTGTCAGGCTATCAAAACGGTATTGGGGTTGCTTGAAACGAGCTAGTAAAAAATCAGCTAAGAACTGTAAGTCAGCTTCAGAGTCGGTAAGTAGCCCGTTCTGTGTATAAGTACGCGGTCCGTAAATCCCTTGTGACTCAAAATCTTCAGAAATTGCTTCGTTGGGAAAAGAAGGATCGTTGTTGGTCAAGACTATTCGGTTATACAAGTTTTCTGAACCGTAAACCACGCCGAGGCTGGTAAAAGGTATAACTGTAGAAGAACCGACCGATGACTGATCAGTAAAAACTAGGTCAATTTGTCCCGGTGGACGATTACGTTCTTGAAAAACAAAATCGCCATTTTTACCTATAAAGACATCACCAGCTTCGCTAATTGCTAACTGTTGAAAATAGTTAAGCGCGCCCGTGCCTTCGGAGATTGTGGCGTCGCTGAGTAGGGTGTTACCTGCGTCAATCTGTCGTTCAGCAACTGGCCAAGCAACAGTAGGTAAATCTAGAATACGTTCTACGCGCGCGCCAGCTAGTTCCAGATCTGGCGATACTTCTGGTAGGTCGTTATCGGATAACTGACTAAATGCGTCAGAAAGTTTTATTTGGACTACGGAACGATTAGGTGGTAAGTACGCAATATCTAAGTCGTCAATGTAACCAAACATCACAGGGTAGTCGTTACAGCTTATTCGTATTTTCCTTTTCGGAACAAGTTGCCCGTAGTAAAAACCAGCTTCGTAAAGTGGGTCGAATAGCCTGTCAAAATTATCTAAGTTGATACCCGCATTTCCAGCGTCAATACGATCAAGCGCTTGCGATTTACCTCTGTTAGTTTGAGCGTCTATTAGACGATTGGTTATTTCGTAAAATCTTTCCCCGCTAAGTGTGTATATCGTGTTGTCTAGTAATCCCCGCACCGCGTCATCGAGCTTGAACCCGATTTCATCAGACTGATTTAGGTTTAGACCAATCTCTACCTTTATGGCTGGGACTGGCATTACGCACCCTGCCACACAGCGCCAGAAGTACGCTCATAGGACTTAATAGCGTCTACGATAGCTTTACCAATCGACGGACCTGAACCAACACCGCCACTTACTTCGATGTTGTAGTTATTGACTACTTGCTGACTACCGAAGGCAGACTTAGTTCCGCTCGAAGCTATTCCTGAAGCTAGATTGCCAAATTCTCCGTAGGCTGCGTTCAGCTGACCAATAAACGCGCTACCGCCACCGACGATCGCAGACGCTAACTGGCTTCCAGCCATGGGTCCTGCTTGAATAACCTGCTGAAGTAGTGCGGAGTTTAGTCCTAAGCCAGCAAGTTGCGTGATGCTGTTGGCAAATCCTTTAGTCTTGTCTAATAGCTTGGCTATGTTACGCGTAATTGAATTTACGGAGTTACCTAATTTCGGTAAGTCAAAGCTAGACATAATTGAGTTTTTGATTTGACCAAAAACGCTTTTCACGGAGTCGCTGAAGGACTCGAAGGCAGATAGTCGCTTGTCTAGTATTCCCGACTCTTGATTCGCAGCTTGCTGCTGTGCGGCAATCAGCTGATTTAGTGATTCGTTTATGCTAGCTGCACCGGAAGAACCACCCCCACCTAGCAAACTAGAAAAGTCTGGCATAACTGGCGGTGGTGGTGTAAATATCGCTCTGCTCTGTTCTGCCATCAGTCTGGCTCTTCTAACTTCAAAAGCATCATAGGCAGCTGAGGTGGTTATCTTTTGACCAGAAACTGCAGCGTTGTAATTATTTACAGCGTCAGTAGCAATTCCGTATTTGCCAGCTGCCCAGAGAGCGTCGTCACCAGACTTGCGAATAACCCCGCCGTACGCATCTACATATGGCTTGCCTTTATTTGCCTGATCGCCGACTTGGACCATTGCTACCACCAAATAGGCAAGACCACCCAAAACAGCGACAAATGGGATAAGTCTTATTGCAGCAGAGAACAGATTAGTAGCGATAGTGGCAAGAGTAACGCCAGCAGCGATTTGACCTTGTACCAAAGCGTAGAACTGACCCGCAACTATGGCGAAGTTCATCATTACTGTCGCAGTTTTTAGTACGGTATTTAGAGTAAATAATACGACAGCCGTTTGCGTGATAACCTCAATGTTTTCCACAAACGCGGTGACAAGGTTCATTACTGTCGTGAGTAGACCTTGCCAATCCACAGCTTTTACGGCTACTACTAACTTGTCACCGAACTCCGCTACTAAATCGCGAACGATCGGCAGAATACCCGCTAATACCGGTAGAAGTTGCGTACCAATTTCTGCCTGTGTGTCTGTAACCTGCGCTTGAAGAATACGCAGACCGTTAGCTAATCCACCCGAAGTATTAGCAAAGTCCCCTGATGTTTTTGCGGTTTCTTGCATAAGCAGTCCATAACGTGCTTGAACTTTTTCAGTTTCTGTTAGCTGACGACCGACCTCACCGATACTATTCGCAGCAGCGTAAGCCTTAACCTCGTTGTCAAGCAGGTTTACACCAAAACGCTTAAGTGGCTCTGCCTCACCCGCTAGACCAGACTGGAATACTCCCAGAGCTTCTGCTACGTCTATGTTGAATACCGAAGCAAAGTCGCTGGCGCGCGTAGAAACGTCTGCTATAAAACCCGCCACATTTCCACCTTCACCAACTATTCTGTTAGCAAAAGCCGAGAAACGTACCGAAGCATTATTGAAGGCTACTTGTGATACACCGAGGCTAGTAGCAGCGGTTTCGCCAAATTTCAATATCCCAGCAGCAGAGCTACCAAACGCAACATTTACAGCGTTTACAGACTCTTGTAAATCTGAGGCTACTTTTACGGTAGAAGCCAGTCCTACGCCAATAGCTGCGAACGCTGCACCAGCTACTACGAAATTGCGACCGAGGGAATTGACGGAAGTGGAAAGGTTTGCTAGTTCTCGTTTGGCAATGTTTAGACCCTTGCCGTCATACGTGGTACCAAATCTAATGTTAATTGCCATTTACTTAAGCTTTCTGTTAACTTTCTCTGCGTACCTGTCTAGTGTCTGTTGAATACCAGCCATAATCTTGCCTCGAGTTTCAAACACCGCACGGAAAGCAAATCTACCGGGAGTTTTACCGTTACGATCTTCTAGTACTCGTATAAAGTTATCACCCTGTCCGTTTAGTGCCATAGATCCGTCACCCTTTGCTGTACCACGCAAAGTTCCGCCACGTATTTTAGATCTAGCGCGTGGTGGTTTACGTCTAATACCAGCAAGCTCGGCATAATCAAAACCCAATGAATTAGTGCCACCAGTAACTGCGATTTTTACTAGGGGATTACGACTCAACCCGAAAGACATAACTTTAGGTAACACCGAAACGTTAATACTTTTTACCCCAGCCCACTTTGTAGGTCCGTTATTAGCCATACCGCTCAATGGTGCTATTGCGGGAGTTCGTGAGCGTATTCTACTAATCGCACCCGATGTAGTAACGATAGAGCGTATGTCTGCGCGTATGTGTTTGATTGACTCAGGCTCTACTAGCTGAAGTATTTTAAGAGTAGTTTCTAAACCTTCTACGCGTACTGACGTAATGGATTTCTGCTGCATTCAATAATTGTAGCGCAAGCAAAAATAGACCCTCTTTTTAGGAGAGTCTATTTCTGTGTAGTTTTAGCAATTAGCCAGCGGTGCATTGTCCAAAGCATTCGGTCTGATTGCTCCAGTAATACACTAGGCGCTATTCCTGATTCAACCGCTAATGAAGCGATGTACCAGTGAGCAGACCTATCTCCTAAGCCTTTGATGCTTTTGGGTCTTCGCCTGCTCCAACAGTTTCTACTAGATCGATCCATTCTTCGTATGTCTTGTCGGTTTCTTTGCGTCTTTTCTCGGAGTGCCAAGCTAAGAACAGCAACCAACTGATACGTGCCTCGTCTAGTTTTGCGATTGAGATGTTGAACTTATCCTCGAAAGCAACCATATCGGCAGCTGACACTAATACGTCGTGAACAGTTCCGTCTAGAAATGTAATTTGTAGGGTAATTTTCATTTTTCTATCCTTATGCTGCGGTAGAGCTTGTTACTGGACCGCTAGTTGGGTATGATACTGAGAATGTTGCTAGATCGCCCACAGCACCGCTGATTGGGCTTACGGAGTTCACCAAAACAGTAGCAGTCCAAATTGGGTTAGTCGATGAAGTGACAGTTCCGTTTGGTCTGATTGTTACTGTTGCGATTGTTCCGATGAGTGGGTTGAGGATTGTGCTGATACCGCCTACGCCGTAATCGCTGTGGAAGTCTAGGGAAACAGTTCCCGACTTTAGCCCACCAATTACTTTGGTCCAGCCAGCAGAACCGAAGTCAGTCACATCAACGTCGGCTGAGGTAATCTCTAGAGTTGCTGAAGCACAAGCGCTAGAAATGTCAGATGAGTTTAGTGTGACGTTGGTTCCTGTCACTACGTATTTTGCCATTTTTTCTTTTCCTTCTTGGTTTATTGTGTATACACGGTTAGGTCGAACTCCGCTGCGAGGTAAATCTGATCCCC